TCAAATTCAGTTTTACAGTGGTATAACAAGTACTGATATCCAAGAGACACTTATTAAAAGTGCCGCAGATTTAATCACGGAAGAAACTCCAAACTATCAATTTGTAGCAGGTAGACTAATTAACTACCATTTGCGTAAACAAGTATATGGAACATTTACACCTCCTTGTCTGTGCGATATTATTCAAGATAATATAGACAGAGGTTTTTATGATCCTGAAATCTTAGAACTTTACACAAAAGATGAAATCGACGAACTAAGCAACTACATCGTACACGAACGTGACGAAAGTTTAACGTATGCCGCGATGGAACAGTTTAGAGGAAAATATTTGGTGCAAAATCGTACAACAGGGGAGATATTTGAAACTCCTCAGGTTGCTTACATGTTGATTTCTGCTACATTGTTTAGTGCATATCCAGAAGAAACTAGATTGCAGACTGTTAAAGAATACTATGACGCAGTTAGTATGCACTATATTAGTTTGCCTACACCTGTAATGGCTGGTGTACGCACACCGCAAAGACAATTTAGTAGTTGTGTACTAATTGAAACAGACGATAGTTTAGACAGCATTAATGCAACTACAACAAGCATAGTTAAGTATGTAAGTCAGAAAGCAGGTATTGGTATTGGCGCAGGAAAAATTAGAGCAATTGGTTCGCCTATTAGGAGTGGAGACGCAACTCATACAGGAGTTATCCCCTTCTATAAATTATTTCAATCAGCAGTTAAGTCATGCTCACAAGGTGGAGTAAGAGGTGGAGCGGCTACACTATACTATCCTATTTGGCATTCAGAAATAGAAGATATGCTTGTACTAAAAAATAATAAAGGTACAGAAGAGAATCGTGTTAGACACATGGATTATGGTGTACAGTTTAATAAACTAATGTATGAACGTCTAATACAAGGTGGCGACATCACATTGTTTTCACCACATGATGTTCCGGGTTTATATGAGGCTTTTTATGCAGACCAAGATAAATTCCAAGAACTGTATGAAACAGCAGAACGTAATACAAGAATTAAAAAGAAAACTATTAAAGCAATTGATCTATTCAGTGCATTTGTTACTGAAAGAAAAGACACAGGTAGAATTTATTTAATGAATGTTGACCATGCTAATACACATGGTTCATTTAAAGAAGAAATAGCACCAGTTAGAATGAGTAACTTATGCTGTGAAATTAACCTGCCCACAAAGCCATTAATGAGCAGTAATGATGAAGATGGCGAAATAGCATTGTGTACATTGTCAGCAATTAACTGGGGAAGAATTAAGAGCCCACAAGAGTTCCAGAAGCCTTGTGAACTTGCTGTAAGAGGCTTAGACGCACTCTTAGACTACCAGAAATACCCTGTTATTGCGGCACAGTTGGCAACAGAAAAACGTAGACCTTTAGGGGTTGGTATTATTAACTTTGCATTTTGGTTAGCAAAGAACGATAGTAATTATCAAGATCCTAATTTAGAATTAGTAGACGAATATGCAGAAGCATGGAGTTACTACTTAATTAAAGCAAGTGCCGACTTGGCAGTTGAAAAAGGTGCATGTCCAGGTACTAGTGAAACTAAGTACGGAGATGGAATAACACCCAACCAAACTTATAAAGAAGATGTTAACGAATTAGTAAAACACAAAGAGAGAATGGACTGGAAAGGATTGCGTAAACAACTCAAAAATACCGGTATTAGAAACTCTACTTTGATGGCATTAATGCCTGCAGAAACGTCTGCTCAGATAAGTAATAGCACGAACGGAATCGAGCCACCTCGTAGTTTTGTTAGTGTTAAACAAAGTAAACATGGTGTACTCAAACAGGTAGTTCCGCAGTATGCTAAATTAAAAAATAAGTATGACTTACTTTGGGATCAGACTTCCCCAGAAGGATACTTAAAAATTATGGCAGTTCTACAAAAATACATCGACCAAGGTATTTCTGTGAACACAAGTTATAACCCTGAACACTTTGAAGATGAAAAAATCCCAATGAGTGTTCTACTACAGCATATCATCATGTTTTATAAATATGGTGGCAAACAGTTATACTATAACAACACTTACGATGGGCAAGGCGAGATTGATATTGATAAAGAAGAAAATGTCAAAAACGTTCAAGCAAACTTTGTGACTTCTGTTGTTGAAGATGATGACTGTGACAGTTGTAAGATTTAAGGAAAAAGTTAATGTCAGTATTTAATTCCAAGCCTAAGGATCATACTAAGGCTACTATGTTTCTCGACCAGAGTGGTGGAGTAAATGTACAGCGATATGATACTTTAAAATATAGGCAGTTTGATAAACTAACTGATAAGCAGTTAGGATTCTTTTGGCGGCCAGAAGAAGTAGATATAACTAAAGATACAAAAGATTTTAGAGATTTAACTAATCACGAACAGCATATTTTTACTAGTAATTTAAAAAGACAAATTATTTTAGATAGTGTTCAAGGACGTTCACCTAACTTAGCATTGTTGCCTATTGTTAGTATTCCTGAATTAGAAACATGGATTGAAACATGGGCATTCTCAGAAACAATCCATAGCAGAAGTTATACACATATTATTAGAAATGTGTACTCAGACCCAAGTAGTGTATTTGATGAAATGTTAAACATCAAAGAAATAACAGATTGCTCAGACACTATTAGCAAACACTATGATGAACTCATAGAAGGTGTAAGTTATTTAAACTTATTAGGCATAGGTACTCATACAGTAAACGGCAAGAAAGTTACAGTTGACTTATATGATATCAAAAAGAAACTGTGGTTATGCTTAATGAGTGTAAATATACTTGAAGGTGTACGTTTTTATGTATCATTTGCATGTAGTTGGGCCTTTGCAGAACTTAAAAAGATGGAAGGTAATGCAAAGATTATTAAACTTATTGCTAGAGATGAGAACGTTCACTTAGCAAGTACTCAGCAAATGTTAAAACTGTTAAAAACAGATGACAAAGATTTTGCCAAGATTGCAAAAGAAACTGAAGGTGCCTGCTTAGAAATGTTTATGGAAGCCGTACAACAAGAAAAGGCTTGGGCTGATTACTTGTTTGAAGGTGGCAGTATGATAGGACTAAATGCCGAACTACTCAAAAATTACATTGAGTGGATAGGTGCTAAACGTATGAGAGCAGTTGGATTAACATGCCCTTATACAGTTAGTGCAAGTAATCCTTTACCATGGACACAAAAATGGATTAGTGGTGGCGAGGTACAAGTAGCACCACAAGAGACAGAAATTAGTAGTTATGTTATTGGTGGTACTAAACAAGACGTAACAGAAGACACATTTAAAGGATTGAGTTTATAATGATAGTAGAAATTTATAGCAAACCTGCTTGTCCCTTTTGTGTACAAGCAAAAGCATTAGCAGAAAGAGAAGGATACGAACTAACATATAAAATGTTAGATGAAGATTTTGATAGAGAAACACTAATGGAAACATTTCCAGGTGCAAGAACTTTCCCACAAATTATAGTTGATGGAGAGAAAATAGGTGGCTTTACAGAATTTAAAGCAATAGTGGATGCGACTAAGTAATGTTTAAAGAAATGTTAAATGACTTAATAACAAAAACAGTCACAGTAAGAAGTATTAATAATGATGAGTTTATTGGTAAACTAATATCAATAGACGACAAGTACATTGTTATCCAAAACCCAAGATCAGTTTTAATTAATGGGCCAGATGTTATTTTAGGACCATTTGTTTTAACTGCTAAAGCAAATATTGTTCCCATGCAGTTAAACAACATTTTATGTGTTGTTGAAACATTAGCAGACGCGGAAAAAGATTACTTGGAATCTATTCTAGAAGAAGAAGATGCTGAGGCATCTACTGAAGAAGATTAACGGTACTCATTTGGGTATAGCAGTTATGTTGCTGTATTTTTACATGGCAGTATTTTTATTAGATAAATAATAGTATGTTCGGAATAGGTAAAGTAGGTATGTCAATGTGCGGGCCAGGTGGTATTGTAACAGGTCCAGGTGCTCCTATGGTACTTGCCGAAGGTATGCCTGTAAGTGTAGCCGCAGATGGTGTTAAACCACACGGTGAGAATATGCATGCCAAACCAACTATTCTTCCACCAACATGTAGTAAAACTGTATTTGCAATGGGTAAACCAGTTGCAATGCAAAAACAAACTACAGCCACATGTGGTGATCCACTGACATTAGGTGCTGTTACTGTTAAAGTTGGTATCTAACTAAAGTACGATTGTACTTTTCTTTTTTCTAAAAACTCTTGATCAAACTTTTGTGCGTAGTATAATGTCTTTAAGGCATATTCATCTGTGATACCTATTTTAGACACAGTTTTATTTGTCATTTTCCAATCCGGACTTAGCATGTTTACAAACATATAAAATTCTTCACCATTTTCTGCAACATGTCCAGACGGTGTAATATGTATATCTTCTTTGTTAGGATTGTCAAACTTTTGTAGTTGTTGATGTTTAATTAAATGACTTACCATAGGAGAATCTAATAAACCTCTTCCTTCCCTTTCAGCAACAAAAGTTCTTAAACTGTTATAGTTTGCTAAATGTCTTTGTAAAGGTACAGGTTTTAAATTTGCAAACTTGTCTTTAATTTCTCTGAGTTGCACATGGTCGTGATCGTCATCTAACATTTCTGTTTCTAAATCAACAGGCACTACATCATATAACCAATTACCTTCTTGATCAATTACTACAGAACCTACATTATCATTCTTTATGCCTGGTGTAAATTTTATTTTAACACTTCTCTGAGCACAGAACGTTGTTATAAAAGGTATTTGATGTTTGTTATGTTCATACACAAAGAACTCTACCATTGCGTTAGAGTTTGCTAAACTAAGCACATTAGCAACTGATTCCCAGGTTTGTCCTAAAAATATTTTACCACACTCTTGTTCAAAGCCATCGCAAAATACATGTATCATTGCTTGGTGTTGTTTTAATGTTTGTACTGTCTTTGATGGTATCATACCATATGTAGATATTGTAAGCATACCACCTACTAGTTTAGATATACGAGTTGCGTCTTTCCAAAGTCCTGCATCGCCGTATGTACTTTTTAAATATATAGGCTCGTCAAACACAAAGAAGCCCTCTGAGATACTGTCTAAACTGTGTAGTACAGTTTCTAAGTCTAAGTTAAGTTCTGGGTAGTCTCTTTTGCCGAAGCGATGTTGTGCCCATTGTCCTTGCGAACTTAATGGATTATAAACTGTGCTGTGTGTTGTAGGATCTATATTCATAAAAAAACCGTACTAGTATTTAGCACGGTTTTTTATTAATTAAAACTTATTACGGTTTCTGGTTGTAAGCAGACTCGTAGTTTACAACTTCATCATATGACGTATCATCTGAATCATAATAGAATGTTTTAGGATTTTGATCTATGTCAAGTTCTGAAACATTTGTTGTGTAAAGTCCTACTGAGTATTCTTCTACCATTGTTGCCGCTGTAGTATCTGATCCTGTTCCTGGAACACTACCTCTAATAGCAAACAAGTATATACCTGGTGCTCTATCTGCCGGGCAATTAGATGTTGAATCAATAGTAACAACACCTGTGTTTAGATCAACACTTATCCAAGGTGGACATGGAGCAAAGTCAAGTATCTTCTTGTTAGTAGCATTTGAATTTAATCCTAAGTCTACTGTACTTGCTGTAGCACCGTGTTTTACGTTTGCAATTCTTCCTGATGGTACAGTTGTTAGTACTCTTGAATCTACGTTCTTAGTTGTAATAGCAGATTTATAAACACCTGCATAGTCAACGTTTGGATCTGAGTTATCAAAAGTTAAGTTGAAAATACCTGTGGCGTGACCTGCCATTAGCATTTCTTCTTTAATCTCACTTGAGGATGCCGCTGTATCTCTTTCAACATAGTGTGTTGTGATACCTGCAACTAATCCTGCTGATAGACTTGTTCCTGTACTACCAACATAATTTGATACGTTTGAAAAATCTGCAACATCTATGCCTACACCGTATGCAAAAATATCAAGTTCAGCACCATAGTTAATAAAACTATTGCTTGAACTGTAAGGTGCGTTAGTAAATGATGTTACTTGTTCATCTGAGTTATAAGAACCTACTGTTACGATTTGGTCAACACCTGCTGGAGATTTAGTATTAACGTTGACACCATCGTTACCTGCCGCCGCTACAACAACTAGGTTACTTGCATTCATTTCTAAAACCTTTGCATCAACAAATGCATTAGTAGGTATTGTCCATGGCAGACATACTGATTTAACATTTGATTGTGTATTAGCCTTGTGGTGTACAAGTACAGCACTTAATGAATTAATAATATCACCGATTGTTACAGTACCACCGTTTGCGTTAAACAGTTTTACGTTCTGTAAAATACAGTCTTTTGCAGAACCAATGTTCTTACCAACAATCATTGAGGCAACTGCTGTTCCATGACCGGCTTCATCACCGTAGTCACTTATTGCATCATTGTCGCCAAAGTTTGTCCATAAGTTTTGAATTTGTCTTCCGTCGAATTCTGCGTGGGAAGTGTTGATGCCTGTATCAACTAAATATACGAATTTACCACTACCAGTTCTTGCAGGATTCCAAGGTCTCTCACCTGATGAGTGAATACATCTGTCTAAGTGTGACGTAGAAAATGTAGCACCTGCTTGTACTGTAAGTGTTACTGATTCAGATGCATCTTGGCTGGCAGTTACACCAACTATAGCATCTTTCTGTGCCTCTGTAGCCTCTATTTCGTACGTTAAGTTAAAGCCTAAT